CTATAAGTTTAATTACCCAATTGGGTCAGACTATTTAATTTATGTCCAGGAGAAAAATGACAAATAACGGAATGTTCGATGAAGCTAGAGACGCAGATGAAAAACAAATTGGAGGATCACACTACCAATCGTTTATTATTCAACCATGGACTTTTATAAGAAAGAATGGTCTTAATCCTTTTCAAGCAAATGTAATTAAATATGTATGTAGATATTTATTTAAAGGTAAAACAATAGAAGATATAGATAAGATTATCCATTATTGTGAATTAGAGAAACAACATCTAAAAGAAGAAAAAAAATGAACGGACTACAACTTACCCTAACATTTAAGAAATCTATGTGGAACACACCATCAGAATATAAAGATTTGTCTGGTGCAACTGAAATAGCAATTGACTTAGAAACTAGAGACGATGGTATTAATGAAAAACTTGGAGCTGGTTGGGCTTTAGGTAAAGGAGAGATTGTAGGATTTGCAGTAGCCGTTGATGGTTGGCAAGGATACTTTCCGTTTGGTCATTTAGGTGGTGGTAACATGATACCTGAACAAGTAAAAAAATATATGAAAGCTGTATGTGCACTTCCTTGTACTAAAGTATTTCATAATGCTCAGTACGATGTAGGATGGTTGGAAGCATCAGGGATCACGGTCAACGGACAAATAGTAGATACAATGATAGCCGCAGCATTAATAGATGAGAATAGATTTAGTTATTCATTGAACGCATTATCAGTTGATTATCTTGGTGAGATAAAAGCAGAAACAGAATTAAGAGAAGCTGCCGCAGCTCATGGTATAGATCCTAAAGCAGAGATGTGGAAGTTACCTGCAGAGCATGTTGGATATTATGCAGAACAAGATGCAGTGCTTACATTAAAATTATGGCAGAGATTTAAACAAGAGATAAGAACGCAGAGCCTAGAAACTGTGTGGGATCTAGAACAACAATTAATTCCGGTGTTGATAAAAATGCGTCAACGAGGAGTGAGAGTCCAAGTGGAATTAGCTGAACAACTAAAAAAAGAAATGTTGAGCCAAGAAAAAGAAATACTGGTGGCCATACAAAAAGAATCAGGAATAGAAGTAGACATTTGGGCATCACGCCAGATCGCCAAAGCTTTTGACAAAATGAAACTAGACTATCCACGAACTGAAAAAACAAATGAGCCATCCTTTACACAAAATTGGTTAATAAATAACAAACATAAACTAGCGCAATTAATTGTGCAAGCCAGAGAGGTAAATAAATTTCATAGTACCTTCCTGTCATCCATTTTAAGATACCAGGTCAAAGGTAGAATCCATGGAGAGATACAACAACTTAGATCAGATTCTGGAGGGACAGTGTCTGGTAGATTGTCAATGAGTAACCCAAACCTACAACAAGTACCTGCTAGAAACAAAGATCTTGGTCCTAAGATAAGATCATTATTTATTCCAGAGGAAGGTTATCAGTGGGGCTCATTTGATTACTCGCAACAAGAACCACGAATGACAGTGCATTATGCAGCATCTATTGGAGAAAATGGATATGCAGGATCTCAAGAATTAGTTGAGGCTTATAAAGATAATAGTGCAGACTTCCATCAAACTGTTGCAGATCTTGTAGGAATTGAAAGAACTCAAGCAAAGACTATTGGCCTTGGTATTATGTATGGAATGGGAAAGAATAAATTAGCCTTATCTTTAGGGGTTACTAAAGATGAAGCAGATGAATTGATTACAAAATATAATAAGAAGGTACCTTTTATTAGAAAACTTTCTGATAGATGTAAGTTAGCAGCAGATGAGAAGGGTGTTATTAGAACTAAAAAAGGTAGGAAGTGTAGATTTGATAAGTGGGAGACTAGAGACTTTGGATTACACCAAGCAGAAACATTTGAAAATGCAGTAGCTAAATATGGTAAAGATAATATTAAAAGAGCCTTTACTTACAAAGCTTTGAATAGATTAATTCAAGGATCCTCAGCTGATCAAACTAAACAAGCAATGTTAGATTGTTATAATGCAGGTCACTTACCAATGTTACAAATACATGATGAACTTTGTTTTAATATTAAAGATGATGCTCATGCAGATGAGATAAAACAAATAATGGAAAATGCAATAGAGTTTAAAGTGCCTTCAGTAGTTGATAAGGGATTAGGAAAGAGTTGGGGTGATGCTAAATAGAAATTTTCCTCATGATAACAAAGACTTAATAGCTTATGCTGCAGGATTGTTTGATGGTGAAGGTAACATAAATTACGCACAATATAAATGTAATAAGCCTAATGGTAAGGTCTATTTAAAATGGAATGTAGCTATGGAAGTTGCGATGACTGATTTAGATTGTATCAAAAACTTTTATGATATTGTTAAAGTTGGTAGCATTCATTTCAAAGGTATTGGTAAAGGTTCACTCGGTAAAACAAATCAATGGAGATGGAGATGCTCACACCAAAAAGCATTACATCTTGCAAAATTATTTTTACCTTACAGTACAGTTAAACGACCAAAGTTATTAAAGATTATAAACCACTATGAGTTTATTAAGCCGAAAGAATCCCTAGGAAAAAAGTTTAGTTTTTTAAAACCTGTTAAAACTTAGCCTGTTGCAACTAAATTTTCTTGAACATCTTGATGCTTTAATTGATTTCTAAGAGATTTAATTTCACTCTCAGTCTTCAACATATCTGTAGTACAACCACCATGTGTCATAAGACTAGCTGACCAAGCATGTTCTTTGTGTTGAAGTTTTTTTAATAACTCCAATTTTTCTTTACTTAACATCTACGATCTCCTCGTATGTTACGTGAAGTCTTTTGTTACCGGTGAAGCCATCACTGATAACTTCAGCAGTACCGTCCTCCACTTGTTCTGACACTTTCAATATCGCTTCTTTGCAATCGGTTGCTTCGACTACTTGGTCTACTTGCAAACCTCCCATGTATGCTTTGATACGATAAGCTGTCATAAGATATTATAGGATATTTCAAAGGTCTGGTCAATAACCAGGCCTTCACTGTCAATAGCATAACAAAATACACTGTAAGAGGCCATAGAGCCCCCTAGTTCTTCGATCTGCCGTTTTTTAGCTGTACCTATGGCTTTTGCCATAGATCTGCATTTGGTGGCATCTGAGAGGTTATCTCGGAGATATTGGCCACACTTTGTCTCTCCATTTGGGTAGGTTAAACAAAATGATGTTAATAATATAAATTTAATAATCACTTAGGTTTCTAATAATTTTTCACAAGTAAATTTTGTATAAATTTCATACTTATTTATTTCATCTCTACCCATTTCTTCTAGTATGTCTACTGATTTTTTGTAGCCATCTACATGGCAATCGAATGAGTCTTTATAAGGAGTATCAATCTTTATAGGAGGCATACAAGTATTACCTACTATTGAACAAACATAAATTACTAAAAATATTTTCATTGACTTTTAATTACATCCCATATAATTAAGATAGCATAACAAAAACAAACCTACAATGGAGGATAAAAAAATGGCAATAATACTAGAACCAAAAGGTGTAGTAACTGAAATATCTAAAGAACCAGATCTTTTACCGTTAGGGCAAAAACCTGAAGGTGAATTAGATGTTATGGGTAAATTAGAAAAAGCAAAAGATAAATTATTTGCATCTATAGATACCCTACAAGAAAATATAAAAAAATTAACTGAGGAAAATAAAAGACTCAAAGATGCTTTAGGTATTACTGAAACTTTAGAGCCTTTAGTTTTAACTGAAGATATGGAGATTAAAGATGGACATAAATAAATGGAAGTCAGTAGCAATTGCTTCTAAAGATTACAAAGTATTAAAAGCACTTTGTAAATCAAAGTTTAGGGCACCAGGAGCTATGGTTTCTAAATTGTTAAATGACTATGTAGAACATCAAGCTAAGAAAAATAAAACAACTGTTGAAAATTTTAGAAAAAAATTATTAAACGGAGAAAGTAATGATGACGGAGAGCGATCTAAAAAGAGTTGATACAAGAGTTAAAGCAAAAGAACTTTTCACTATTGAACTAGATCATGCTAACAACACACTTACATTTATAGTGAATGGTAAAGTAATGAATGTAGCAAAAACATTTAAAGCAGAAGCCTTGTTTGAAAGAATGTTAAAGATTGCAAAATTTAAATTCTTAAAGATGAGGGACGAAAAAAGAAAAGAGTATATTGAAAACTAAACTCAAGGTATTAGACTTGTTCAGTGGGATAGGAGGCTTCAGTCTAGGTCTTCATTCCACTGATATATTTGATACTGTTAAGTTTGTAGAGTTTGATGAATTTTGTCAAAAGGTTTTAAAAAAGAATTTTCCAAACATACCAATTGAAGGAGATATAAAAAATGTCAAAGGAAAAGAATTCGAAGCAGACATCATTGTGGGAGGATTCCCATGCCAACCGTTCAGTGTCGCAGGTAAACAAAAAGGGAGAGATGACAACAGATATCTCTGGCCAGAAATGTTTAGACTCATTAAAGAAATCAAACCCGAATTCGTTATTGGGGAGAATGTGCAAGGACTTGTTAACCTCCAAAACGGCATGGTCCTCAGACAGGTGCAAGATGACTTGGAAGGTGAAGGTTTCGAAGTCCAATGTTTCCTTATACCAGCTTCAGGCATCGGTGCTTGGCACCAAAGATTTAGAGTCTGGATTGTGGGCCACTCCAAACACAATGGATTACTTGCCGCCGAGAAGCGCAGCAGGGACAAAAAAATTAATGGAGGGGCACAGGAAGGGCAGAACCAAACCATCGAATCTGAGAGAACAAGTGGATCCAGAAACGATGAAGATGTATCCAACACCGAGAGCATCGGGACAGGAGGATGCAGAAACATTGATCAAGAGGAAGGGAGAGAAGGCAGCTTCTCAACACAATCTGACGGCACACATGCAAATGTTTCCAACACCATCGGCCAGTTGTCAGTTGGATGTAGTAGCACCACCAGAGACAGTGAAAAAGAATTCATCAGGTTGGAGTGTAACGAGGGTTGGCACTGGAACCAAGTTCGGAGCGAAGTTGAACGATGTAGTGAACAAAGTAAATCAACCAATAGAACCTGGTGGCAAATTGAATCCGACCTTTGTGGAGTTCCTAATGGGATTTCCAGAGAACTGGACAAAGATAGAGCAAGCAGAATCAAAAGTCTCGGAAACGCAATCGTCCCCCAAATGGCAAGAATCTTCGGACTCGCAATCAAAAAAGTTTTATCGGACTCCGACTGCAATGGACAAGGGTGATAATAGTTTTAAGTATGCAGCCAAAATATTAAAAGGTAAATTAAACAGATCTCAGTCTAAGCAACCGGTACAGAAAACATTATCTATGGATGTAGCCATGGAGCATTTAAAAAACAATCAACACTTAATAGATGCTTATGATGAAAAATTTAAGATGAGACCTCAGCTCCCACCTAAAGAAACATTTCTAAAATATTTAAGAGAGAACCTGGACAAGAAAAAATTAATTGAAGCTAACATTATTAAGAAGACTACTATTGATCATTGGTTAAGATCAGATCATTGCTTTGCATATCCAACTGTCCAATACTGGAACCTAATTAAACCTTACTTAAAAGAAATAAAATTCGACTATCAAATGACCTTTGAAATAGAGAGTGATTGGGAATAATTATATGGGATAGTCCTATAAAAAAAGTGATTGCAGAGATATATCAGTTTGATAAGATTTCTGTAATTTAACCAAGAGGTAAAAAAATGATTAAAGACTATAGAGTAAAAATAACAATACGAAATGAAAAGATTCTTTCTAAGATGGAGAGTCTAGGTTACATAAGTGTGATGAATTTTTGTCACAAAACAGGATTACCATATCAACCCGTTACTGAAATAATTAATGGTAAATTAAAACCTTTATCAATGAAAGGTACACTAAAACCATTTGTTCAAAGTGTACTTGATCTATTACAGATGACACCAGATGAAGCTTTTACAGATAGGCAGCTACAAGGATTTAATAAATCTGGTTATATATTTAAATTAAAAGAACAAGAGATGAGACAGCTTGTTGATCCTGTACAAAACCAAGAACGAAAAGTAATTGAGAATGATATTAAACTAAAAATAACTCAAGCAATGCATAAAAGACTAAACCACAGAGAGGAAAGATTTTTATCTTTAAAATATGGTTTTAATGGTGGAGCTGAACATACATTAGAAGAAATTAGTAAAATGTTTAATGTATCTAGAGAAAGAGTTAGACAAATTATTAAAAGAGGTGAGCGTAAACTTAAACATCCAGAAGTTATGGACTCAATTATTAACACAGGATTTGCAGATCTATATACTAAAGTTAACATAAGCCGTGAACAAATTGAAAGAGCAGATGATGATGAAGCTTTTTTAGATAGGCTAGCTAAGAAACATTTAAATTAATGAAAACAAAACTTTTATATAAAAACGCAATGGAGCGTTTTGGCCGTTGGCTAGATATCAATAGTGTTGCTACTCATCTTTGGGGTGAGTACAACCCTGTTGGTAAGATATATCTAGGCCTTGAGAGAAGACAACAAGCAGCCGATGAAAGAGATAAGTTTGTTGAAGATAGAAGAAGAAAAAGACCTGGATGGAAAAACATGTATTTAAGATACGAACAATCTTTAAAAGCAGAAAAATTAAAAAATTATATTTATAAAAGATATCTTCGAAAAAAATAATTCCGACCTCCCTTGTACCCACGACACTGATTAGTTTATAATAAGTACTTGCCACTAAGGTAATTTTTTTATATGACTAAACTATTACGCAACTACAAGATATGTGATGACTGTAAAGGAACAGGTCATATTGAAACTTTAAGTCATAAGTTTGTATCTTGTATCATTTGCAATGGATCAGGATCCACGACTCACGGCTCATCATCAGAAGCAGAACAAGTATTATTATTTAAAGTAGCGTGGGATTATATTAATGGCAAACAAAACGGATGGTATCACTGAACTAACTAAGACTTTAGTAAGTGCTGCAAAAAAATTTAGAAAAAAAGAATACGATAGATTAACTTCAGTAATCTTTGCTATGTTGCATGGGGTTAGTTATGGTTATGATCAAATGGATCAACGCTTCCTCAATGATGCAGCAGATATATATGAAGTCCACCAGGACCACGATGAATTTCTAGAAGAGATAGATAAAGAAATAGATGAAATCGAAGATGAAATCGAAAAAGACTTATCTAAATTTAAAAAACCTTTACCACCCAAAAGTAAAGACAACTTCATAAAATTTAGTGACTATAAGCAG